AAAAAGTTCTTTGGGTGGGCTTAAAAACGCCGTCTTTAGCGTCCAGGGCGCTATTGCTGGGATAATTGGTGGCGCAACTATTGGCACGATTGTTCAAGCTAACCGTTCGTTCCAAAGCCTGCAAGCAAGCCTGATTACATTTACAGGCTCTGCTGAAGCGGCTTCTAAACAGTTTGAAGTCTTACAGAAGTTTGCCGCAACCACCCCATTCGCTTTAGAAGAAGTCGTTGGTGGCTTCAACAAGCTAATTGCTAGGGGTATCAACCCATCTATTGAGTCATTAACCGCTTTTGGCAACATCGCCAGCGGCACTGGCAAAAGCCTGGACATGTTTATTGAGGCAGTTGCTGACGCTGCTGTGGGTGAATTCGAGCGACTTAAAGAGTTCGGTATTAAGGCCAAATCGGAAGGCGACAAAGTTTCCCTTACCTTTGGCGGTGTTACCAAAACCATTGGGAAAAACTCACAAGAAATGCTTGGTTACCTTGAGCAACTTGGGCAGACAAAGTTTGCAGGCTCAATTGAGAGGCAAGCAAATACAATCGGCGGCGCTTTTTCTAATTTTGGCGACTCAATTTCAACGCTTAGTGTGGCTATTGGCGAAGCTGGTTTAAACGACTTTCTTGTCACGGCCACAAGAGAAATGAGCCGGTTAATAAACGTTACAGCACAGGCGACAAAGGCCAATTTAGGTCTAATTGACGTTATTGGAATAACTTTGCGAGAGGCTTTCAGTGGCGCAACAGAGTCATTAAAAATCTACAGAGAGGAGTTAGAGACGCTAAGAAAAGGGCGAAGCATTTTAGATTTTTTAGGTTTTGATTTAACTAACTCAAACAAAGAAATTGATGATGTCCAAAAGAAGATAAACATCTTATTGATGTCAGAGAGAACTTCTAGCAGGGGTATGGGATTTGCAGACCCAAGGATAATCAAAAGCCCAGTAAAAGCCTCGCCATCCACGCAAGACAGCGGGGCAGTTAAAGCCGCAGCAGACTATGCCAAACAATTAGCATCTCAACGTGCAGAGTTAGCTAGCCTTATGACGGTTGAGGAAACCCGCGCCCGCAAAGGTATTGCTGAGATGTACCGACTGCGCGATGCTACCAACGAAAGTGGGCAGGCTTTTAGGAACTCTTACGCAGAGGCTAAAAAGTTGCGTGATAACGTTGGTGGCGCTGAGATGATTGCCATTCGTGAGACTGTAGAGGCAATGAAAACGCCTTTAGAGCAGTTTGCAGATGGCATCAAGACCGTTGAGGACTCGATGCAGGACATAGCCCTGCGGGGATTATCTAAATTGGAGGATGGTTTGGTCGGATTGGTTCAAGGTACTAAAAGCGCGTCTGATGCTTTCCGAGACATGGCCAGCTCAATTATCAACGACATGATTCGCATGGTAATTCAGAGGCAAATTACAGCACCTTTAGCAGGCGCTTTAAATAACGTTATTGGCGCAGCATTTGGTGGCGCATCGGCTCCGGCAATTCCTAGTGCAATCGGTGGCTCGGTTCAGTCAGGCAGGACACACCTGGTTGGCGAGCGCGGTCCAGAGTTGTTTATACCATCTGCTAGCGGCTCAATTGTTCCAAACAACGCAATGGGTGGCGGTGGCATAACTGTGGTGCAAAACATAAATGTAAGCACCGGCGTACAACAGACCGTTCGCGCTGAGATAATGACCCTAATGCCTCAAATCTCAAACGCTGCTAAATCAGCAGTTGCAGAGGCAAGATTACGTGGCGGCTCATTCGGCGCTGCAATGAGGTAAACATGGCAATTTCTTATCCAGTCACTTTCCCAGCCTCAATTGGCGTTAGCTCAATAAACATTCGGGCTAAAACCGTGGTTGGCGTTAGCTCGTCACCATTTACTGGGCAACAGCAAGTCTATAAGCACCAGGGGCAATGGTGGGAGGCGGAGGTGAGCCTGCCACCAATGAAGCGAGACGAGGCCGAGCAGGTAGTTTCGTTTCTTATCAAGATGAATGGTCAATATGGCACTTTCTTGATGGGCGACTTTCTAAGCACAGCGCCCAGAGGCATTGGTACTGGCACGCCACTTGTAAACGGTGCAAGCCAGGCGGGTGATGAATTGGTCACTGATGGCTGGACTGTAAGCACAACCGGCATACTGAAGGCCGGTGATTGGATACAGCTAGGCTCCGCTTCTACCTCTACATTGCACAAGGTTTTGGACGATGTAACCAGCGATGGGTCTGGAAATGCCACCCTAAACATATTCCCTAACTTACGTTCATCGCCCGATAACAATGCGGCAATCACAATCAGCAGCCCCAAAGGGCGGTGGCGCTTGGCCAGCAATGAGACAGACTACGCAATTGACAACGCCAGCATATACGGCATGACCTTTGCCTGTGTTGAGGCATTATGAGAGACATTACAGCAGGCGTACAGACAGCCATTGAACAAACAGAAGTTGCTCCAATACTTCTATTCGAAGGCTTGTTTTCTTCTGGCTACGTAAGGATTTGGTCAGGCTATGGCGATTTATCTTATGGCGGCAACGTTTGGACTGGAGTTGGCTCGCTAGGTAGCGTCTCGGCAGTTCAGGAGACAGCAGAGGTGCAGGCCAACGGCATAACGGTTTCATTGACAGGCATACCTTCTGAATTTATATCATTGTTGCTAAACGAGTCAGAGCAAGGCAAGTCTGGCAAAGTCTTTATCGGCTTTATGGACGTAAACAACGCGCTGATTGCAGACCCCTACATGATGTTTGAGGGCAAGCTGGACATTCCAGCCATTGCCGAGGAGGGTGAAACATCTGTTGTAAGTATTACTTACGAATCACGCTTAATCAACCTGCAACGCCCACGCGAAAGCCGTTATACAAACGAAGAACAGCAGCACGAGTACCCAAATGACCTTGGCTGTGAATATGTGCCAGCCATGAAAGAAGTTACCCTAACCTGGGGTAGGGCATGAGGGTAGAGGGATGGGAGCGCATCCTGCAAAACAGGATTGACAACGCACAACCTTTTGATTGGGGCACTAACGATTGTTGTATGTTTGCTGTGAGCGTTGTAGAGGCAATTACAGGCGTTGACCATGGCGTAGCCTACCGAGGCTATAAAACAAAGCGAGGAGCCGCCTCAAGGCTTTTAAAGGCAGGTGGCGTTGAGGCCATAGCAACCAATGCGCTTGGAGAGCCAAAACAAAGAAAAATGGCAAGGCGTGGCGATGTAGTTTCGTTTATGTCTGGGCAAGAAGTGTCGCTTGGTATCTGCAATGGCGATAAAATAGCGGCAGTGTCTGACGATGGTTTGGTGTTGTTGCCGATGAGTCATGCATTAAAGGCTTGGAGCGTATAAATGGCAAAGGCAGTAAAAGCAGCGATAATTGTTGCGGCAGTCGCCACCGGCGTTGGTATGTTGGTCGCGCCTGGACTTATTGCGGGAGCAGGCGCTATCGCTGGTTTCGCTGCTGGTACGGCTGGTGCTTACTTTGCAACTACCTTTGTATCAACCCTGGTGCTAGGCGCTGTTTCTAAAGCAATGGCCAAAACGCCAACAGGCGCATCCATTACCCAGCAAGACAAAACCGTAACATCGCGCCAGCCAATAGCGCCACACAACGTTATTTACGGCAGAACCCGCATAGGTGGCACGATTCTTTACATGGAATCAACCAATGCAAACAAATACTTACACGTTGTTGTTGCTATAGCGGGTCACGAAATAGACGAGGTTGAAAAATTCTATTTTAACGACGTAGAGGTCACGATTGATGGCTCTGGCAACGTAGAAGCAGGACAATACAAAGACAAGGCAAGGATTCAGTACAAGCTAGGCACTGATGACCAAACCGCCTTTGCTGACTTGGTTGCAGAGTCTGACGGCAAGTGGACAAACAATCACCGAGTGCGTGGCAGGGCTTTGGTTTATATGCGCCTTGAGTACGACCAAAACGTATTCATCAACGGCGTGCCCAACTTGTCTGTTGTTGTTCGCGGTAAAAAGGTTTATGACCCACGCACAGAGACAACTGTTTGGTCTGCAAACCCAGCTTTATGCGTAACCGACTACTTGACCAACAACAAGTACGGCATGGCGGCTGTTTACGCAAACGAAATAGACGAGGAAGCCTTAATTGCGGCGGCTAACATTTGTGACGAAGATGTAACCAAGGTGGGTGGCGGCACGGAAAACCGCTACGAGATGCACGGCTCGTTTGCTACATCAAGCCAGCCAGAAGACATAATTAATCAAATGGTCTTTGCAATGGCAGGCCGTTGCGTTTGGTCTGGTGGCGTTTGGCGCATTTTGGCAGGTGCTTATTACACGCCAACGTTGACATTTGATGAGGGCGACTTGCGTGGCGGTATTAAGGTTCAGTCTTTAATATCGCGCAGGGAATCATTCAACGGTGTGAAGGGCGTCTTTGCCTCTGTAGACGATAACTACATACTCAGCGACTTTCCACCCATAACCTCTGCTGCTTTTGTCGCCAAAGACAACGGCGAAGAAAACCTAAAGTCAATTGAGTTGCCGTTTACCACCTCGGCAAGCATGGCGCAACGATTGGCCAAGATTGAGTTATTAAGGGCAAGACAGCAAATCACGGTTGCAATGCCAATGAAGCTGGTTGGCATGAAGGCCAACGTCGGTGACATTGTGCAAATCAACAATACACGGATGGGCTGGTCAAGCAAACCTTTTGAGGTTGTAAGTGCAAACATTGCTTTTGGCGAGACTGTTGGCGTTGACATTGATTTGCGCGAAGTCTCTACTGACGTCTACGACTGGTCTACCAGCGAAGAACAGGCATACGACCCAGCCCCAAACACAAACCTGCCAAGTGGCTTTGTGTCTGAACCAGTTGGTATAAGCATTACAGACACTTTAGCTATTAGCGCCGAAACTATCATTACACAGCTAGTTGTTACAGTAACAGGTAGCGACGTGTTTGAAGATAGATTCGAGGTTCAAGCCAAACCTTCTACTTCTGACGATTTTTTAAACTTAGGCCAAGCCTCTGGGAATATATTCCAGCTTGCAAACGTTATTGATGGGGCTATTTACAATGTAAGAGCCAGGGCAATCAACGTTTTTGGCGTTCGCTCTGAGTGGGCTACCGGTAACCACGAGGTTATTGGCAAGACTGCGCCTCCTGAAAACGTTACAGGGTTAACCGGCAACCTGATTGGCAATCAATACTTGCTGACTTGGAACGCTGTCCCAGACCTTGACTTGTC